TCGGCTCCCTGGCAGGCGGCTGCATGAACGAGATCTCACCAGGCCGCAGCACCGGGATCTGCACCGCGGGCCCCAGCCGCAGATTTCCACCACGAGTCTTGGGCACCTGGATCGGCGGAATCGTGTTCAGCGACGTGTAATCGAAGATCGAATCGCGCTGCGCCTTGATTTCGTTCTGCCAGGTGTAGCAGACCTCCGGGACTCCGCGGCTCTCGACGATCTTCCGGTGGATCACCTCGGAACGCCAGGCGACAAACGGATACTGGCCATGCTCGTAGTCCAAGAGCTCGAACTTGCCCCACGACCCACCCACCTGCGGTGAAAACACAGTGCAGAACACGCCCGGAACGCCCTCTTCATCGAGCGCCTTCTGGTAGGCGTACACGACCTCGATCAGGTTCTCCCGATCCAGCAGTGCGTTGTTAGTCAGCCCGATCGAGTAGGTGTAGTCCGAAAAGTTCGAAAACTTGCCACGGGACGCGATCGCCTGTTTGGCCCATTCCTCATCCCACTCGTCGGTCTCCACATGCTGCATCAGCTCCACCTCGGTCATGTAGCAGCGACGGAAGATCACCCGCGCCGACTGCACGTCGGTCGTCTCCGGCGGGAACGCGATCTCGTCATACGGCGCCAACGCCGCAATCGACGGCGAGTTCTTCATCATCGTCGGCACCGGGAACTCGCACTCGCCCTCCGAACGCAGATCCGCCACGCACTTCAGCGCCTTCCGCTTCCGCAGATTCGGGAACGCCGCCATCAAGAGCTCGGCCATCTGGTCCGTGGCCTCCGGGTTGGCCAATAGATTCGGCAGATCCGCCAGCACGCTCCCCTGCGGACTCTGCGCCGCAATCGCCATGAGCTGCTCCACCGTGACGTACTGCTCCTTCTGCCCGATCTCCTGCTGCCAGCTCACATGCACCGCGGCCCATCCATACGTCCACAGATACTGACTCAGGAGTTCCACCTCACGGGTCATGTCCGTGTAGAGCTTCTGGTTCATCACCCAGTCCATCAGCGAATGCGCCGTCACCGACGTGTCGATCGTGCGCACGTTGGTCGGCGAGACCCGCAACATCGAACGCCAGAAGGCCGTGGAACACACATCGACCAGCCCGTTCACCACCTCGTCCGCCAACGGGATCCTGGTGTCGCTCGCCCCATCCCAGGGAAACGCCATCTTCCCGTGCGGCTGGTTTTCGTTCCACTTCTTGCCGTCCTGCGCCTGACCCTGCCACCGGCAATACCTCGTGTTCTCGGCCTGCTCGACCCTCGAACCGATTCCGTAGTCGGTCGCCGCACGTCGCAGCTCCTCGGTCAGTGCCGTCACGTTCGGCTCCGACCCCACATGGGCCATGATGTCACCGCTGTTCTTGTACGTTGTTTTGTATTCCATCTTCGTGTGCTGGCTATTGTCTCCCGCCCCTCAAAAAGCAATCCCGCTGTCCACTAATATCCCCCGCCACCTCGACTGTTCAGGCCGCCCGCCTCGATGTGGTCGACCTTGCTCGTCAGCAACATCCCTAGGCAGTCGATCGGGTCCTTCGTGGCACCCTTCTGACCGTCCCGCCCCGTGTGCTCCGAGAGGCTGTAGATCAGGTTGTGGCAGTCCTCGACCACATAGAGCTTCGGCTGGTTGAACGGACCAAGAGGCTTGGTACTATCGAAACTCAGATCGCTATTGATGGCAGCCGTCCGCTGATCCACAGGCACCGCGGGCGCCGGGACAAACGCCATCCCCTCCTCGAACTCCGACGGCTCCGCCAACAGATCCACCAATGTCGTCCCGCCCTGGTCGCTCAACGCCGGACTCCCGCCCGCACGCGGATCGATCATCCGCATCACCGGCTCGCCATACCCCAGCTCCTCCTCGATCTGACGAAACAACTGCCGGTACTCCGATATCGATCGCCCAGCCTCCAACGTCTGCGCAGGCCCAGGCTTCCCGTCCGCCTTCTCGCTCGGCAGCACCCACTCGCCGTACCCGCCAAAGTCCGGGAACTCACGCACCACCACCCTCCGCCCGTCCTCCAGACACAGCATCCAGATCGCAAACCAATTCCGCGCACCCGCCGGATCCACGATCATGTACAGCGTTCCACCCCCAGGCACACGGTCCCGACTCACACAATGACTGTCCGCTCTGAACCGCGCAAACGCCTTGCCAATATTGTCCGACGCCCACCCATATGCACGCGTCAGCACCTGACCCATGGGCGCCCCAACCAACTTCGACCGCATCTCGTCCCACGGGTTGTAGGGGTTGTCCTCGCTGAAAAAGAAACACGTCGAACGGTTGTTCCGCTCCAGCCGCATCACCCGCGGCGCCTGGCCCACAGGCCACGTCGGAAATCCCTGCTTGCCAGCCAACATCTGGCCCTCGCCCCATTCCGTCACCACCGCACCACCAGTGAACTCACGATACACACTCGCCACACCCTCCAGCGGCGTCTGAGTCACCAACAGCTTTCCACGCCTCGTCACCAACCGATACCGCAACGTGTCCACCCAGCTCTGCGGCACCAACTCATCACACCAGATCAGGTCCGCCTCCCGCCCCTCAATCGTGTTCTCACTCTGCGTGTAGTTCAGGAAATCACACCGACTTCCATTTGGCAGAATGAAGCTGCCGTCCGTGAAGCCATTCTTACGGCTGTAGTTTAGATAGTGGATCTTGCCCTTCTTCGTCGCCCGCAACGCCACCGGCAGGTAGTGGTAGATCGCAGGCTGCTGCACCGTCACCGAGGTCGCGTTGGAGGTATGGCAACACAGCACGTTGCAGTTCTCCTTCGACAGCAGCGTCTCCACCACCCGCCGCGCCGCCCATAACGTCTTCCCCGCACGGTTGCCGCCGCTAATCAAAAGCTCCGCACACTCCGCCCACACCCGATTCGCCATCTCCCAGTGGTCAGGGATGAACCCGTAGTTGTACGGATCCGCCTTCTCCAGCAGGCACAACTGCGTCCTCTGATCACGGAGTTCCAACGCCCTGGGATGCTGCGCACTGACCTTCGGAATGACCGGGTGCTCAGGCTGGCTGTTTTGCCACTCTATCTGGTGCTTCTCACAGCAGAACCTAGCCACCTCGCGGTCTGGAACGAACTCAGTGCCGCAGGTCAAGCACCTCCTCGAAGCGAATCTCGACTGACGAAGGGGACGATTTGGGGAATTTTTTTGGTTTGGGGAATGCGTCGCCTTTCGGCCGTCCACGTTAGCGTTAACCCCCTCCCCCCCTACGTTAACGCTAATGCTGTCATCAGTCTGGCTTATGGTCGTCATCAGGCGGAGGGCAATTGAATATAATACTTATTGTACACGGCCTCAGACACCCTCCGGCATGACCTCCGCGTTGGTCTCGACGTCGACCACCTGGGTGCCAGGCTTGGTCCCGAGCTCCTTCAGCAGGTCCCGATGGCTCGCCGTTAACGTTACAGAAGCATGAATTGTGCTTGGTTGGCCCTTTAGAGTAGCTAATTTGTCCGTGCAGATGGCAACTGAAATCGGCACTGTCCTCGAATCAATCTCATCCATCCCGTTGATAGCCAAGCGTTTAGTGCCCTTCCAGATGGCAATTTCGAGGAAGGAAACGACGTCGGAGCGCCATTCTTCTTCGTTGGTGGGGTAGTCTTTGGGGACTTTGACGCCGCGGACGAGGCGGAACGCGGTATGTTCTTCGAGTTGAGCGTCGGCTGCGATGGTTGAGAGGGATTTGTTGGCGAGGACACCGGCCACGACGATGTCGGCGCGTTCCTGGTTGAGTTTGGAGTTATGGTGTTGGTCTGGGTGGTGGGTGTGGACGTAGCCGGATTGTGCGACGTGGTCTTTGATGCGTTGGCGTTCGTCGTCTGGGACACGGGGATCGTCGTTGAGCGCCCAGGTGATGCGATTGCGGTGGGTGCCGAGTTCCTTGGCGATCTTGGCCAGCGAGACGTCTTTGCCGCGTGTTGGCTTGTCGTCGGTTGGTTTAGCCATGGCTGAGTTTGTAGTCGAAGTCGCCCCAATGTCGGAGTGGGGTGGCTGGGGTCATGGAGAGCTGTGGGACGTCGCAGAGTGAGAGTCGTGCGGAGGCTGCGTAGTCTTCGGACAGGTATTCCAGTCCCTTGGACGAGGCCAGGGCGAAGGGCATCCAGAGAGTGGGCATGGAGCCGACCATGTCATCGTCGGTGTGAAGAACGCGGAATGGCTCCGGGGTGGAGGGATCGGAGAGTCGATCGATGGCGTTGACCAGGGCGTTGCGCGGGATGGCGAGGCAACCGGAGGCGAAGAACAGGATGGGCGTGAGGCTGGGGTCGTCCTGGAGCGGCTGTGCGTCGGGTTTGGGGCGATGGGCTGGCCTGGGCGGGAGGGATCGGCAGGAGTAGGGGATTTGGACGACGGCCTGGCGTTGGTGGGCGAGGGTGGCGGCGCGGACGACGTCATCCATGGCGAACTGGATGTCGTGATCGATCTGGACCCAGACATCGAGCTCGGAGTCGAGGAAGAAGGTGGTGGCGCGGCAGCGTGAGCGTGAGATGAGAGCGTCTTCGCGGATGACTCGCAACTGGCCGCGCAGGTTTGGATTGGAGGCGAATCGAGCTGCCAGGTCGATCCAGGAGGTGAGGACGGCGGATCGGATGTCACCGTAGGCATAGGCGGTGACGTGGATGGAGGGCGGCTGATCGTGCGTGGTCTGGTCGCTCACTGGGTTCGCTATACGCGGTTCGGTGTTCCAGGTCAATGACGCAGGCCTCTTGGCGTCTAGGCGTCTAGGCTAAATGCTTAGATTCTAGGGGCTAGGAGCTGCACGGAAGTGCGGGGCCCCGCCGCGAATGCGGCATGGGGTGGAATCGGACGTCGGACGTCGGACGTCTAGGTTGGTAGGTCCAATGACTGGCTGGGCTGGCGCGCGGCCCGTAAAGGCCGAAAAGCGCCGGGGTGCCCAGACGATGACGAACGAAGCACCGCGGAGGGAGGAATGAGCGACGCACGCAGCGCAGCGGAGAAAGGAGAAACGAGGTCGTGCGCAACATCGTGGAGCGCGATCGAGAACTCTGTCTCGACCGTGTCGAGCGCCGAAGTTTCGTAGGTTGGTCGGCGATAGACACACCTCTCCTTAAGAGGAGAGAGAGGTTGGTTTGTCAGGCGCTGACGGTCGCTCGTTCCGTCGGTTGCTTGAAGGGCTATTTACGGCCCACGCACCGACGGGCACCGTCAGACGGTCGTTTCGCTTAGGCGACGAGC